AAAAGCCAAAGAAGCAGAAGCCAAAGAAGCAAAAGCCAAAGAAGCAGAAGCCAAAGAAACAGAAGCCAAAGAAGCAGAAGCCAAAGAAGCAGAAGCTAAAGAGGCAGAAGCCAAAGAAGCAGAGGCCAAGGCCAAAGTAAAAAAGTCTTCTAATAAAGGATAATCATTATGGCTACTGACAATACCAAAGGAGATATTATAAATAGAGCTTTTTCAGCTTTAAGAATTTCAGGAATCACAGCTGACCCATCTCCTGATGATTTAGAACTTGCCTTAACTAAACTTGAGAATATGGCTGCTGAATTTGCTGGTAGAAATATACTTACGAATTATACTTTTGAAGATGAACCTGATCCTAATGCTCCTCATAATATGGATAGAAAATTTTGGCATTCATATGATGTTAACCTTGCAGTCAGATTAATGCCTGACTATGGTAAAGGGCAAAAACCAGATGTTGCTTTAATAAGGCAAGCTTCTGCAGGTATATCATTTTTATCTTCAGCAACTGCTTTAATAAAAGCAGTTCAGTATCCAAATAGAATGCCTATAGGAAGTGGGTCATCAATAGGCCAAAGATGGGGAGCTTTTTTTACAAAACAAAATGAAGCTCCTATTTCTTATTTAACTAAAACAATGTATATTGGAGATATAACAGACTTTGTTGAACATTTTAGTTCTTATCTTTTAGATGGTGAAGATATTTCTGTTTATACTATTGAAGCAAATACTGGAGTAACGATAACTGCTGATGCTCTTGATAGTCCAGATATTAATTACACAATTCAAGCAGATGGAAATTCTGATGGTTCTGGAATATCTCTTTTGAATGTAAAAATTGTAGCAACAACTTCAGATGGTAGAATTGAAACAAGAATTATTAACTTCAAAATACTTTCATCTGATATAGATTAAAGGAGAAAATGATGGCTAATACTATTATAACCACAAATCGGACTATTGAAGTTAGTGCTATTGATGAAGATTATTTTACAGGGTTAGAAATTAATGTTCAATCTGTTGTATTTATACCAGGTCAAGCTACTGATTTTGTAGATATTATAGAAAATAATATTAATGGAGATGATCCTATAAAAGTTAGACTTTATTCTAGTGATGGCGAACCTAGAGGTTGGATATTTAATCAACGATTACAAATTGGATTTATTATTGGTAACTGTACAATTACTGAAGGTGGTATAGTAATATTCAATATAGGTGAATTAAAAGGAACTTAATATGTCTACTATTATAACTACAAATCGAACTATTGAAATTAGTAAAATTGATGAAGATTATATGATGCCTCTAAGAACTAATGTTCAATCTGTTGTTTTCATTCCTGGAAATGGTTTAAAAGTAACAGATTGTGTTTATATAGTTGAGAATAATATAGGGGGTACTAATCCAATAAAATGTTTTTTAATCTCTTCTATTGACGGAACAGAACAACGAACTTGGATATTTAATCAAAGATTACAACTTGGATTTATATTTGCTAAAGGTGTTTTTAGTACTGGATCAAAAGTAATCTTTAATATTGGTGAACTTCATTATAGCAATAGGAGAGGCACCAATATAAGAATTAGTTCTATGAATACAAGAATGTTAACGAAACTTAATGCACAAGATATGCAAGTTTAAGGAAATAAAATGCCTGAAATACCCATTACATTAATAAAAGGTGATAAAGTAAGTTCTTTAGTAGATTATAGAGATGCTTTACCAGTAAATATGTATGCAATTGAAAAAGAAATATTAGGGGCTAAAGGCTATATGCAATCATATCCCGGACTAATTTCTTTTGGTACTGGTTTAGGGGTAGATCGTGGGGCAAATTATAATGAAAGATTTAAAAGTCATTTTAGAGTTTCTGGCACACATTTAATATCAGTATCCGCTTTAGGTGTAGTTACTGACTTAGGAGATATTCCTGGAATATCTCAATGTTGTTTACAAAATTTTTATAGTTTTAATACACAGGGTATAATTGCAAATGGAAGAATGTTTTTATATGATGCTACTGATGGTTTTAGAGAAGTAATTGATGCTGATTTAGGAAATCCAATTGATGGAATTTGGATTGATGGTTATTATTTTTTAACAGATGGAGAGTATCTTTATCATACTGATATTAATGATGAAGAGTCTATCGATCCTTTAAAATTTGCTACTGCAGAATTTATGCCAGATCCTTCTCTTGGTCTTGCTAAAACTAAAGATAATAAAGTAATGGTATTTGGTAGGTATTCAATAGAATATTTTGCAAATATTGCTTCAGAAAATTTTGCTTTTCAAAGACTAGATACAAGAGCTCAAAAAATTGGTATAGTTGCTACTCATGCTAAATGTGAAGTTAAAGGAATTTTTTATATAACAGGAGGTTATAAAGAAGAAGCTGTTTCAATTTATGTTTTATCTGCTGGAACATCTACTAAAATATCAACAAAAGAAATTGATAAAATTTTAGCTAAGTATACCGAACTTGAACTTATAGATATGCGTATGGAAACTTATACAGAAAATGGAATAACATTTATTTTAGTTCATCTTCCAAATGAAGTTTTATGTTTTAATGAAACTATTGCACAAACAGTGGGTTTACAATATGCATGGTCTATCTTAAAAAGTGACACGGTTGGTGATAATCCTTATAGAGCAATTAATGGAATATTTGATGCTAGAAATTCTTTGTGGATATATGGTGATAAATTAGATATAAACTTAGGAAAACTTGATGAATCAGTAGTAACTCATTATGATGAAAAAGTTGAATGGATATTATTTACTCCTTTTTTAAATTTACAAACAATGTCAATTGATAAAATAGAGATAGCAATTATTCCAGGATTTAATGTAAATGATGATGCTACTATAGCTATTTCATTAACAAAAAATGGTTTGACTTATGGAGCAGAGTATTGGTTAAAATATAGTGAACCTTTAGATTATAATAAAAGATTTATTATTAGACGTCTTGGATATGTAAGGAATTATGTAGGTTTTAAATTTAGAGGGATTTCAACATCTAAAATGGCTTTTGGATTAATGAAAGTAGAGTATTCATAATGACAGAAAAACTATCATTACCAGAACTTCCTACTTCAAATATGTTTATTGGACTTGATAATCCTATGACCATAGAATGGCAAGAATTTTTTAGAACTCTTTTTAAAAGAGTAGGCGGAGTTTCTGGTCCTAGTATTACTAATACTTTTATAACAGCAGTTGCAGAATTATTTTCTACTCCAGTTAATTATGGTAAAAGAATAGCTGAATTAGAAAAAAAATTACTTATACTTTCTGAACCAAAAAATTATGATAAAAAGATTAATGATCTTGGAAAACAATTACTTACACTTCCTGAACCAAAAAATTATGATAAAAAGATTAATGATCTTGGAAAACAATTACTTACACTTCCTGAACCAAATATTATTAAACCTATTCCTGCAGATTATATTGAAATTCAAGAAATAGGTGCTGCTACTTATGATGATGTCCAAGATTGGATAAATAATACTCAATCAGCTGGAGCCTGGAGTGGATTTGAAATTACAGATTCTGGATCTGGAGAAATTGATATTGCAGTAGGCACAGGACAAATACGAACAACTAATAATTCTTTAGGACAAATGGTTCAATTTGATTATGCTGGTATAGATAATCTTGTACTTGCTGATAATTCAGCAAATTGGATTTATATAAGTTATAATGCTGGTACTCCAATTGCTGTAGCCACTACAGATATTAATGACATTAACTTTAATAATAACTTTGTTATAGGTAGAGTTTATCGTGATGGTAATGAACTTCATATTGTAAATGTTGGGAATTATTATAATAATATAATTCATAGATTTGGATATAGACTTTTTGAATTATATGGTATGCAACGTGCTTCAGGTATGATATTATCTGAATCTGATACAAGAAAACTTGCTGTAACTGCTGGTATCTGGTATGTGGCTCAGGTAAGAGGAACTACTGATGCATTAGATACAAACGTTGCTGATACTTTTTCATTATGGTATCGAGATGGAGGTGTTGGATGGACTGAAGTAACAGGACAAACACAGCTTTCCAATACACAATATGATGATGATAGTGGTGTACCAGGAACAATAGCTAATAATAGATATGGAATATGGTGGGTATTTCTTCATGATGATGGTGATCTTCATGTAGTAATGGGTCAAGATAGTTATAAACTTGCAGATGCAAGAGAAGCAACTATACCTACAGAGTTACTTGATAAAGTTACATGTTGTGGTATTTTTATAGCAAGAATTATATTTCTTAAAGATGCTGTTAATTTTTACTCAATTGGTCTTCCATGGCAAGTACCAATTACTCATTCTGTAGCTTCAACTCATAATGGTTTAGCTGGTTTACAAGGTGGAATAGTTGATGAATATTACCATTTAACTGCTGCACAACATACAATAGCTATTCAAGCTGCAACAGCTATTTTAAATGGTTATATGACAGCAGTATATGCTGCAAAAATAGACGGTATAGAAGCTGGTGCAACTGCTGATCAAACTAAAGCTGATATAGATGCTCTTGGTCTTTCACATGATAGTCTTGTTGATGTTTCTGTTAATGATCATCATCCACAAATACATGCTGCTGAACATGTTACTGGTGGTGGGGATGTTATTGCTAATGCTATAGCTGCTGGTAATGCTGGTTTAATGACAGGAGCTGATAAAACTAAACTTAATGGAATTGAAGCTCTTGCCGATGTAACAGATGCAATTAATATTGCCTCTTCTATACATGGTGTAGCTGCTAAAGCAACACCAGTTGATGCAGATGAACTTGGACTTATAGATTCAGCAGCTGCTAATGTTTTAAAGAAATTAACTTGGGCCAATGTTAAAGCCACACTTAAAACCTATTTTGATACTCTTTACAATCTTTATACCAATGCAAATGCCAGAGCAGCAATCAGCAGTATTTTTGGTGCAGATGGTAAAGCCGATTCAGATATTGATCTTGATACTCACAAGCTTATTAACGTTGTGGATCCCGTTGCTGATCAAGGTGCAGATACAAAGAAGGGAAGAGATGATGCTATTACTACACATAAAGCCGATGTAAGTGCTCACCATATAAAATACACTAATGTAAATGCTAGAACAGCTATTTATGATGCTCTCCCAGCTTTTCACGCTCATACCAGTGCCGCTCAAAATAATGTTACTGGTGATGCCACTGTTTACAGTATCATAGGTGCTATATGGACAGAATTAAAAGATAATTTAGGGGACTTTTTAAATGGTACCTTTACCGCTCCTATTGCTGGTTTATATCTTTTTTCTGTTACTTTATGGCTTCAAGGTGTTGGCGTAGCTCATACAACCGGACAATTTGAGATTGTTACATCTAATAGAGCTTATACGGTTGCATATCAGGACTTTGCTAGTCTTCAAATAGGCGGTATTATATTTCTTAATTTCTCTCTTATAGCAGATATGGATGTTGATGATACAGCCTTTTTACGATTGACTGTATTTTCAGGGACCAAAGTGGTTGATGTTATCGCTCCCACTTATTTTTCAGGAGCTTTAATTTTAAGATAAAATTATAAGTTAAAATATTCCTACAAGGGAAAAAAAGGAGAATAAAATGGGAGTAAAATTAGTAAATGCTTATTTAGATCAACCAGGAATAGCAGATACAACTCTTTATACTTGTCCTGCAAATACAACAGCAAAAGTATTAAAGTGCACAGTTACAAACGATACAACAACTGTTGTTACTATTAGTTTTAATAAAAGACCTGCTGCAGCTGCAGTTGATCCAGCAAATTTAATTATGAATTTAAAGTCAATTGGTAGTAGAGAAACTTATGAATGTCCTGAAATCGTAGGACAAGTATTTGAAGCAACTGATTTATTAAGTGCTATAGCTAGTGTAGCAGATCAATTAACAGTAAATCTTGATGTGGCAGAAATTGTATAATGAAACCCGCTATTCTTGATATTGAAACCATTGAAAAAAAGATGCTTGCATTAAATCAAGTTGAATGCCCTGTTATTCATTCTTTTGGTCCAGGTATTTATATTCGAGAACTTAGAATGAAAGCTGGAACATTTGCAATAGGGCATCATCAAAAATTTGAGCACACGAATATTCTTTTAAAAGGTAAAATTCGTATGCTAAATGATAATGGAGTAAAAATAGAACTTTCTGCTCCTATGATATTTATTGGTAAACCTGGAAGAAAAATTGGATATGTTCTTGAAGACATTGTATGGTTAAATATTTATGCAACTACTGAAACAGATGTTGAAATACTTGAAGCAACTTTTCTTGAAAAAAGTGAAACTTGGAAAGAGAATGCCAAAAAAACAGAAAAAAAATCTGTAGATACTGAAGACTTTAAAAAACTAATTAGCTATATGAATCTTACAGAACTTGATGTTAAAAAACAAGTAGAAAATGAAAATGATCAAATACCAATGCCTTATGGAAGTTTTAAAATAGCAATATCAAAATCAAATATTGAAGGACGTGGTGTTTTTGCGACTGCAAATATAGATCCTGGTGAAGAAATAGCTCCAGTTAGGTTAGATGGGAAAAGAACACCAGTTGGTAGATTCGTAAATCATTCAATTACTCCAAATGCAAAAATGGAAGTAATTGGAAATAACATTTTTTTAGTTGCATTAAACAAAATTATTGGTTGTACTGGTGGTAATCTTGGCGATGAAATAACAACAAATTATCGAGAAAACATTAAAATGATAGGAGGCATATCATGTCAGCAGTAGCTACAGCAATTGTTGCAACTGGAGCTTATAGTGCATATTCATCTAGAAAAGCAGCAAAATCAGCAGTAGAAGCATCACAAACAGCAGCAAGTAGTGAACAAGTTGCTCTTGAATATTTAAAAGAACGTGAAGCAATACCTCAACAATTTAGGGAAGAAGCCCTTCAAACTTTAGGAGGACTATATGGTTTAGAAGGTGGAATAGGAGACCCACAAAATTTAATTGATAGAGCAAAAGAATCTCCTTTGTATGGAAGTATTATGGAAGGCAGAAAAGCTGGAGAAGAAGGTATTTTAAGATCAGCTTCTGCTACAGGTGGATTACGTTCTGGAGGTACAAGTGCTAATATGTATGATTATAATGTAAGATTACAAAATCGAGCTCTTTTAGAGTCTTATAATCAACAATTAATGGGTCTTCAAGGAATGGCAGGACTTCCTTCTGGAGCTAGTGCTATTGCTAGTAGAATGTCAAATGTAGGTCAAATACAAGCACAAGGGCAAATAGCATCAGCTCAAGCATTACAAACTGGTAATCAACAAGCTATGAGCAATATGATGGGAGTAGCAAGTTTAGGATTAGAAGCATATCAATCAGATATGTTTTCAGATAAACGACTTAAAACTAATATAAAGAAAATTGGTACAGTGAATGGGTTTAATTTTTATTCTTTTGATTGGAATTATATAGCAAACATGTTAGGACTTAAAGGTTCTACTTTTGGTTGTATAGCTGATGAAGTTATTAAAATAGCTCCTGAAGCAATTACAATAAAAGATAATTTTATGATGATTAACTATTCAACTATAGGAGTATTATAATGATAAATCCTTTTTATGTACATCCTGGAGCTGATCTGTCTAAAGGACTTCAAGGGTTATCTGAAACTGTAAGTAGATTAGGTCAACAAGAAAAAAAGGAGAAAGAAAGACTGCGACTTAAACAAGTAGATGAGGGTGCTGCAGCAGTTTTTCAAACAGGTGATCCTAATGCTATTGCTGATTATAGTCTTAAGAACCCAGAAGCA